GGAACGATGTACCAAACCACAGACATACTATCGTTAAACTAGGTTATCTATGGAAAACAGAACCCACATACAACGAAGAAGGAGAAGTAGAAACAGAAGGAGTGGCATCAAGCAAATACTCGGTAGATGTTTTATGGAATGATTTAGAAGAGTCTCCTTATGGATGGGCTGGTAAAGAAATAGAAGTAGAAGGAAACGGAGTCCATACATTCGCAGGACATAATTTCAGTTAATATGTTACATTTTGATATATCAGAATTTGATTCCCCTGATGAAGCAGGAAGTGGTAAGTATATGCAAGACCCATTTCTACAAATGCTTGACGATGCTCGTGGTATTGCTGGTATTGCTTTTAAAATCAATAGTGGCTTCAGAAGTAAGTCTCATAATGAGTACATTAACGGAAAAAAATTCAGCTCCCATTTGTACGGATACGCAGCAGATATCCATTGTACAGGTTCAAGAGAAAGATTCATTATTGTTGATGCCCTTGTTAAGGCAGGATTTAGACGGATTGGTATTGCCAAGACGTTTATCCACGTTGACAATGACCCAGATAAAGATGACCGAGTTATTTGGATGTACTAATACTTCAGGAAATACTTTAACCTATGAGTAAAAAGAAATTTAAAGATACTAAGGTAGGTCAGTTCTTACTAGATAAGATACCTAGTGTTGTTGGTTCACTTGCAGGAGATAGTCCTGTAGGAAGTGTTGTAAAGGCTCTTATAGGGGGTTCTGAAATGAGTAGTGCTGACAAAGAAATAGCACTTAAAAAACTAGAACAAGAAATCCACGAATTTGATGGCATAACTAGACGTTGGGTTGCCGATGCAAGAAGTGGTAGTTGGTTAGCTAGTAACGTTAGACCTTTAACATTAATTTTTTTAACAGTATCTTTTGTTATTGGATGGTACTATCAATTAGAAGGTTTAGATACCGTTAAGTCCTTGTTACAGATTGTGTTTATGGGTTACTTTGGTTCTCGTGGATTTGAGAAAGTTATGGGTAACAACAAACATAAATAGACTACATTTTACTTTTTTGTTAATAACCGTACTTGTTTCTTAAAAATAAACGAAGTACCTTTGGTGGGAGGAGGCTTAATAATAGTTAATCTTTAAATAAATAATATGAAAGAAGATATAAAAGAAAAAGCAGAACAATACGCTAAAGATTTTGCATTAAGCATTAAAGAAAGAACTGATAACCTACTAAAGTTAGATTGTAATATGTACACTAACTTAGGAAGCGATTCTACAAAAGCAGAAAGGTTAGAAGTAAAAAAAAACTCTAAATACATATATAAGCAAATAAAAGGAATAGATGAAGATTCTGGTAGTTTATTACTTAAATCATTAGATGCTTAGAAAAACAATGCCTAAAAATTCTAAAAAACCAACAAGAAGCAAATTAGTTAAAAAGTTAGATGTTATATTTAGTCAATATATAAGACTTAAAAACTCTAAGAATGATATTTGCACTTGTGTTACTTGTGGTAAAAAAGGACATTGGAAAACAGGAGGAATACAAGCAGGACACTTTATGAGTAGAAAACATTACTCTACTAGATGGGATGAAGATAATGTAAAGCCACAATGTGTAGGGTGTAATATGTTTAGAAGTGGAGAACAATATAAATATAGTTTATATCTTGGTAAACAACTTTCTGAAAATTTACACGAAAAAAGCAATAAAATAACTAAATTTACAAATATAGAATTAGAGGAAATGTTTAAACACTACTCTGATGAAGTTAAAAAACTTCTTTAGTACTTAATTCTTATTAATTGTTTGTTTGTTAAAGGGTTGGATTCATTTCTAGCCCTTTTTTTATATTTAAAATATTTGTTGTATATTGCAATAAAAATAAATATATATGAGCAAACAAATTGAAATCAACGAAAAGCTGTTTAACTTACAGCAAGAGATTGGAACTATTAGCAAGGATGCTAAAAATCCATTTTACAAGTCAAAGTATTTTGACATCAACTCACTTATTAAACAACTGCAACCATTATTAAAAAAGAATAGGTTATTACTATTGCAGCCTATTGAAGAAGATATGGTAGTAAGCAAATTAATATGTATTGACGGAACTGGTGCTACATTATCAGGTTTAAAACTTCCTGAATTAACAGACCCACAGAAGTTAGGTTCTGCAATTACTTATTACAGACGTTATACATTAGCAAGTCTATTAGGTTTACAAGCTGTAGATGACGATGGTAATATTGCATCTAACAATACACCAGTAGAAGAACAGCCTAAAGCTTGGTTAAATTCTAATACACCTGAATTTAGTAGAGCATTAAAGTATTTAAAAGAAGGTGGTTCTTTAGATATTATTAAAAGTAAATACAAGGTATCTAAAAAAGTTCAAGATGAACTCAGCAAATTGTAAAATAAAAAGAGTATATTACATAACCAATTATAAACATTTTAAAGTAAAAATTTATGGCAACAACAGGAATTATTTCAGGAAGTATTGATTTAGAATCAATAGACAAAAGCAAATTAAACAAAGGAAAGTATTTAAACTTTGATATTTTGTTAAGTGATGAAAGCAAGTATAATAATAATGCTTGGGTAGTACAATCACAAACTAAAGAAGAACGTGAAGCAAAGACTAAAAAGATTTCTTTAGGTAATGCAGGTGTAAGGTGGATAAACCCAGAAACTACAATAGTTGTAGCACAAAGGGAAGAAGTAACAAACACCCAGCAGAACGAAGCAAGAGAGGTAGATTTACCGTTTTAATTAACAGGGGGTGTAACAACCCCCTTTTTTATTACCTTTATATGGCAAAATTAAAAATACTAAAAGAAGGAGAACCATTACCTCACGATTTTTGGAACTACCAAGTAAATCCAATTTTAGGATATGAGTACAAAATAAAGAATTATCCTAGCAAGGATATACTAAAGTACAACAAACAATGATAGCACAAGCAAAAGATATTAAGAGTAAGATACTAGATATAAAGTATGGACGAATAAAAGAAGGGTTAAAAATTGGTATTGAAGATATTGATGAATACCTGAGGTTTAAACAAGGTAACTTTAATTTAATCATAGGTCACGCAAATGTTGGAAAAACAAGTTTAACAACTTACCTATTTACAGTATGGGCTATAAAACATAATTTAAAGTTTTTGATTTGGTCTAGTGAAAATAGTTCACATAACTTAGTTAGAAAGATTATTGAGTTTAAAATGGGTTTACCAATACAAACCGCAACTGATTCACAAATAGAAGAAGCTACTAAATGGTGTGACAAACATTTTAAAATAATAGACGTTGAAGAGTTGGTTACTTATAAGCAATTATTAAAACAAGCAAACGATATAAAAGATGCTTGGGATTATGATGCAATACTAATTGACCCTTATAATAGTTTAGCGGTAGATACACAAATAATGAGAGGTGTAGGTAAACACGAATATGATTACCAAGTAGCAAGTGAGTTTAGATTATTTGCTAAAAAAAGGAATGTAGCTGTATACCTAAATGCTCACGGTGTAACAGAAAGTTTAAGAAGGGTACACCCAAAAGACCACGAATATGCAGAACTTCCACAACCTTTAGGTTTAGCAGGCGTAGAAGGTGGGGGTAAATGGGGTAACCGTAGTGATGATGTAATATGTTGTCATCGTTATACAGGTTCTGCAACTGATTGGATGTATACACATTTGCACGTCTTGAAAGTAAAAGAAACTGAAACTGGTGGTAGATGTACACCATACAACGAGCCTATTAAATTAAGAATGGCAAAAAACAATGTGGGTTTTGAGTTTATGGGAAAAGATATTTTGCATAGTAAGAAGTCTGATGTAAACGAGATATTAAAATTTTAAGTTATGATTATACTTTTTCAAGTTGTTTTAGTTTTGTTATTAATTGCAACGGTGCTTTTTTATATAGCACAACAAGTTAAAGCAGATATATATATACAACCTATAATAGGGTTAATGTTTGGTGCATTATATTCTAGTCAAGATTTACAAGAACACGATGCAACTGAATACACTTTACAATGCTGTATTGGTTTTATCAGTCTAACAATAATATGGGCAGACGAAAAGAAATAGTACTTACTGATTGGTTAAATATTGTAGCTACTCAGCACGAAGATTGGATTAAAATAGTCAATGGTTTTGGCGAGTATAATTACGCTGAAGACCTTGTGCAAGAAGCCTACATAAGGTTAATAAAATATGCAAAACCGCAAAACATTATTAAGAATAACAAAGTATCTAGAGGATATATGTTTTTTACTTTACGTTCATTATATTTTCAGTATTATAATTCTAAAAGAAAAATTGACAAAGTTAGTATTGATGACGAAGAAAATTTTCTACAAATAGCAGACGAAACTAATTTAGAAGAACAAGAAGCATTTAATAAAGTATGCACCCTTATAGATGAAGTTGCAGAAGAATGGACTTGGTACGATAGAAAGTTATTTAAGTTGTACCGAGATACTGATTTAAGTATTAGAAAAATTGCTAAAGAAACTAATATAAGTTGGGTAAGTATATTTAATAGTTTAAAGAATTGTAAACAAGATGTTAGTAGTAAGTTGGGAGAAACTTATGAGGACTATAAAAACCAAGATTATGACAGAATTTAAAGGTGACAAAAGAACCAAAGAATACAAAGAGTGGAAAAAGAACTACGACAAAGAAAGCAAAGGTATTGGCGATGTAGTTGAAAAGTTTACTGAAGCAACTGGAATAAAGAAAGTTGTTAAGTTTATAGCAGGAGACGATTGCGGATGTGATGAACGTAAAGAAAAATTAAATTACTTATTCCCACATTACAAACCAAATTGTTTAACAGAAGAAGAGTTTGATTACTTATCTGAAAGAATAGGTAAGCTAAACACTATAACAGTAGACGAACAAAAAGCATTACTAAAAATATATAACAGAGTGTTTAACGACAAAAGAGAATTGACATCTTGTAACAGTTGTTTCTTGAATGGAGTTTGGAAGAAGTTAGAAAGAATTTACAACGAATACATATAAATGAGTTTAATCAGAAATAGTAAATTGGTCAATCAAGCAGTAGATTTTACTGGTATTCAAAATGGTAAAATACATCCTTCAGATGTAGACTTTGTTTTTGAATTTGATAACCAGATATTAATACTGGGAGAAGTAAAACGTAGATATAATAAAATACCTAAAGGTCAAGAATATCTACTTACTAGGATAATTGATAAATGGGGAGATGGCGGTTTAGTTTTAAAAGTAGAACACCAACATAGTGACGAAGATACAAACATACCATTAAAAGAATGTTTTGTTACAAGACGATATTTAAACGGAGAGTGGAAAAACTTTGATTATGGAACTGAACCAATAATTTCTTTTTTAAATAAAATAGGTGTATATTACCAAAATAAAAAATGTAATTTTTGAGAGAAGCAAAAGAATATATGTATAAGAAGTTTACTGCTATTGAAGATTTAAAAATGAGTTCAGCAATAGTTACAATTACTTCTGTAATTAGTGAATGGAAAAAAGTAAAACCAGACAACAAAGATTTAAACGATATTAGTGATGCTATTGTAGAGATTGCATTGCTTGTAAATAAACTTAATATAGAAAAAGGTAATTATCATATTGCTATGAGCCAAATGTTAGGCGACAAACTAAGAGCAATAGATAGAGCATCAGCATCTGAACGTAGAGAAAAACTATTAGAAAAACAATTGAATAAATATAAAAAGAAAGAAGAGTTAGGGTTATGAGTGATTCAGTAAAAAAGTACATTGAAAAAATGGAAAGGGATAATAACTTATACGATGAATTTATAAATAGTCAATGGGCTATGAATGCTACAAGACCAATAGAGAAAATATCACAAGATTTAATAGTACAAGAAGTAAAAGAATTATACGATGCACGTAGTGAAGTAGGAATTAATAAATATAATACTACACTAGAAGACTCATTAGATGGCTTAGAAACGTTCTTAGAACATTTACAGGAAGAACTAATGGATGCAACTTTATA